CCTGATGTTGTTGCGCTACAAAATGAACAGGCTGGTATTCTTAAAAAAGAATACGGCGCAAAGTTTGACGAAAACATGTCTTTAGGCAACTCAATTGTGACCGAATTTGGACAGGAAGGCATGACAGAATTAGTGCTTGCGGATGGAACCCGTCTGGGTGACAGCGCAGTCTTTGCACAGACAATGGTATCAATCGGGGAGTTTATCCGAGAGAGAATTTCAGAGGATGCTTTTGAGGGTATCTCACAGGCGCAAGGTGGACTATCGCCTGATGATATATCAGACCAGCTGCTGGAAATCGAGCGAGCTGATAGTCCGTTATTTGACCCAATGCATTCTCAGCATCGCGAATATGTTGAAAGAAGAAATCGCCTTTATGAGTTAAAGTATCCAGAAGGCGATTAATCAGGGTAGCGTTTAACGTCCTGTTGCTTGCTCGAAAGTAGAGCCGCTCACCGTTGCGACAACGTAGGTAAGTCCGTTTTGGGTAGCTAACCGAATTAACCTTAAACTTAAATGACTTAGGAGGTTTGACAATGTCAAATCAAATTACCACTGCGTTTTCTCAGCAGTTTGGGCAAACAGTCCAGCTACTGAGTCAGCAGCGCGGCAGTATTTTCAGAAATGCTGTTCGCAATGAGTCAGTCGTAGGTGAGAAAGCCTTTTTTGATCAGGTTTCCTCAGTAGCGGCTATTAAAAGGACGACCCGCCACAGCGATACTCCACTGACTGAAGTACCGCATTCTCGTAGGCAGGTTACTATGTTCACCTATGAATTTGCTGATTTGATCGATGACGCTGATCAAGTGGCAACAATCATAGATCCAACATCTGCATATGCACAATCAGCAGCAGCCGCGATGAACCGCGCTGTTGATGATGAAATCATTGCAGCTGCAACGGGAACAGCGAAAACCGGCAAAGCGGGTGGAAGTGATACTGATCTTGCTTCATCCCATATTATTGCTCACGGTTCAGCTGGGCTAACAGTTGCTAAATTACTTTCTGCAAAAGAGCAGTTGGATTTAGCAAGTGTCGATCCATCTATTCCACGGCATATTGCTGTCGGGCCTCAACAGATCAAAGACCTGTTGAACACGACTGAAGTAAAATCAAGCGACTTTAACACCGTCAAAGCATTAGCTCGAGGCGAGTTAAATTCATTTCTTGGCTTTACTTTCCACATGTCCACCCGTTTGGCGTTAGACAGTACCACGCGAACTTGCTTCGCATGGGCTCAAGACGGCATTCTGTTGGCTGTTGGTCAAGATGCTAAATCCCGTATTGAAGAAAGAAGCGACAAGTCATTTTCTACGCAGGTGTACTACAGCCAGACTGTTGGTGCTACCCGCATGGAAGAAGACAAAGTTGTTTCTGTTCTTTGTACTGAATCTTAAAGGAGTATCAAAAAATGGGTACAGTATATTCAGTCCAAAAAACCAAATGGGATCAGACAACGCCTTCGGACATGATCAAGCCAAACGAATTGGCTGGTCGAGTTCGTGTCGCCTATGGCCTTTATGAGGCTTCAGCGGAGCAGTCTGATATTCACATGTTTAACTTGCCAAACGGCGCACGCATTATCTCAGGCGAGTTAGTGCATGATGCTCTAGGCAGTTCAACAACAGCAAGTGTGGGTCATGCAGCTTACACAAACTCAGCCGGCACAGCGGTCGCCGCTGATGTTGACGAGTACAAGGCAGCTGCAGCATCTACATCAATTACAACTGTGGCCTGTGCAGCTACTACTGCCCTTGGCAAATTCAGTGTGATTGACGCTGACAAAAGCGGCATACCCATCACCGTATCGATTGCCGGTGCTAATGGCACTGGAACAGTCGAGCTTGTGATGCTCTATGTTGTAGACTAAAGGTGTGGGGGGCTTTGGCCCCCCATTTCTTTTCGGAGGTTTTTCATGGCAAGTGATGTTGATATCTGTAATGCCGCGCTTAACAATATTGGCGCGTCAAATATTCTGTCGCTTACTGAAGACAGTAAGGCTGCGCGAGTTTGTAACCAGCGTTACCCGATTATCCGTGATGCTGTTTTCAGAACGCATCCTTGGAACTGCCTGATCCGGCGGCTTGAGCTGGCTCAAGGTGCTACGCCCAGCTACGAATATGCTTACAGCTATCCCCTGCCTAATGAGCCGTTTTGTCTGCGTGTGCTTGAGGTTGATGGCGAGGCAAGTGGGGTCACCTACGTTGTTGAAGGTCGCAGCATCTTGTCAGATGAAGGAACGATGAAGATTAAATATATCTCGAGGGTTCTCGATGCTAATCAGTATGACACTTTGTTGATTGAGGCACTTGCTGCAAGGTTGTCCAGCGAGCTGGCCTACCCGCTTGCTAATTCCACCAGCCTACAGGCGCAGCTGTTTAACATCTATGAACACAAGATCTCAGCTGCCCAGTTTGTTGATGCAACAGAAGGCACACCCGCCGAGGTTACCAGCACTTACTTTACTGATGCGAGGCTGTAATGGCGAAGGCGAGTTATGCCTTTAGTGCGTTTACTGCTGGCGAAGGGTCGCCTCGATTAGAGGGCCGTTTTGATCTCAGCAAATATTTTTCCATGTGTTCGACACTGGAGAATTTTACAGTTATGCCCCACGGCGGGGTTGCTCGCAGATCCGGCACAAAATACGTTGCCGAGGTCAAAAGCAGCTCACTTTCAACTAGACTGATAGGATTTGAATTTTCAACAGAGCAGACATACATTCTGGAACTTGGCAACCAGTACATCCGTTTTATCAAGTCCGGCGCACAGATCCGAGAGACTGCAAAAAACATAACGGCAATAACCAAGGCCAACCCAGCTGTCGTGACATCCAGCAGCCACGGTTTTGAGAATGGTGAGGAGGTTTTTATTTCTGGTGTTGTTGGCATGACTGAGGTGAACAGCCAGAATTTTAAAATAGCTAACAAAACAACAAATACGTTTGAGCTTCAGGATATGAGCTCGACAAATGTAAACTCTAGCAGTTTTACAACTTATGCTTCAGGCGGCACAGCTGAACGTGTATACACTGTTTCTTCACCGTACCTGACTGCTGAACTGTTTGAGTTGCAGGTCGCGCAGTCAAACGATGTTATGTACATCGTGCATCCAAATCATGCGCCAAGAAAACTGACGCGCACAGGCCACACAAGCTGGACGTTAACAGAAGTTGCCTTCGAGCTTGGCCCGATGATGGATGAGAACAACACGACTACAACACTAACGACAAACGGCCTGACAAGTTCAGTCACTATAACGGCATCAGCTGTTACCGGCATCAATGACGGCGCAGGGTTTCAGACTAATGATGTTGGCAGATTGATTAAAATGCTGGATGGTTACGCAAAAATTACAGCGCGTAATTCGACAACAGAGGTTGTAGCAACAGTACAGACCAATGCAGATCTGCGCGATGAACTATTACCGGCCTACACAGCTGCAACAATAAGTTTTGCAGAGGGTGATCCTGATAGCACAGCTCTAGAGCACAATGACCGAATTTTGGATTCTGCAAAGGGATTTCTGGATCAGGGTTTCAAGGTTGGTCAAAAGATTACAATTACCGGCACGAGCAGCAATAACAAAACCTGCTTAATCGTTGCTGTAACAGCTGATACTATTCTGGTTAGCCCGTCTGATGATCTGGCAGATGAAGCTGCCAGCTCTGGCAACACGCTAACTGGAACTATCGAGGCAACAACTGAATGGAGCCTCGGAGCGTTCAGTCCACAGACGGGCTTCCCTGCCAGCGTTTGTTTTTACGAAGAGCGATTGGTCTTTGCCGGTACAACCGAGCAGCCACAGACTATTTTCTTTTCTGAAAGTGGTGGGTTTGAGCAGTTCAAAGAAGGTAGCTCGGATGGCGATGCAATGCGCTACACCATTGCTTCGCAACAGGTAAACATAATACGTTATCTGCAACCTCTGCGCGTACTGGTCGTTGGTACAACCGGCGGCGAGTTTGCTGCCAGCAGCAGCGCAACTGGTGAGCCGCTTACGCCGACCAATGTGCAGATAAAACGACAGACGACATACGGCGCATCAACTGTCAACCCGATACAATCAGGCAACGCCGTTTTGTTTCTGCAAAGAGCTAAACGGAAAATCCGCGAGCTGGTCTACAATTTTGATGTTGATGGCTACATCGCACCAGATCTGACAATTTTAGCAGAACATGTCAGTGAGGGTGGCTTTGATGACATGGATATCCAGCAAGAGCCCGACAATATTATCTGGGCAGTTCGAGCTGATGGGCAGCTGTGTGGGTTAACGTACCGGCGAGAAGAGCAGGTTGTTGCATGGCATCGACATAAAATAGCTGGAACCTTTACCGGCGTACATGGTTCACTGGATAGTGCAACCTATGACTATGGAATTGTTGAAAGTGTTGCATCCATACCCAGCGATCTGGACGAGGATGATGTTTATGTTGTTGTAAAGCGCACTATAAACTCAACGACAAAACGCTATATAGAAAAACTGGCTCCGCTGAATTTTGGTAACGATGTTGCAGACGCAATCTTTATTGATGGGTCATTAAGTTACACAGGTGTTACGAATACCCTGAACGGTGAAATCAATACGACTGCTACAACAATCACGCTGACATCGAGCTCCAGCTTCAGCTCTTCTGGTGCTGTAAAAATCGGACAGGAAATCATCACATACACTGGCAATTCCACTAACCAGCTAACAGGCTGCACACGGGATGTTGCAGGTCTAAACGCGAGCCATGCAGATGATGCAACAGTTACGCAAGCGGTAAACAGTTTTACAAATCTGCATCACTTAGAAGGGCAGACAGTTTCTATTCTGGGTGATGGTGCTACTCATCCTGACAAAACAGTTTCATCAGGTGCGATTTCTTTAGATCGATATGTTACGAAAGCGCATGTTGGTTTAAATTACACATCGACATTAAGAACGATGAGGGTCGAGGCTGGCTCAGTTGACGGTACAGCGCAAGGCAAGGTGAAAAGATTACACCATGCAACCGTGCGATTATTTAGATCGGTGGGGGTCAAGGTTGGTGAAAGTACAACAGTCAATGATCTGATTCCGTTCAGGTCATCAGCTGACCAGATGGATCAACCTATTAGTCTGTTCACTGGTGATAAACAGATTGAGTTTGACAGCGGGTTTGATACTGATGGTTTTGTAACTGTGATACAGGATCAGCCGCTGCCGCTTACTTTGCTGGGCATATACATCAGGCTGCAGACATTTGATACATGAACAACGCTGAGATTGTGCCTTTTGTTGCAAGGCATGCACAGGAAATTCTTGAACAGGGGTTGCAGCTGGATGAGGGCCATAACTGGCACGATCAGGCAATCACAATGGAAGAAGCTGGATACTGTGTGACGTTGCTTGCAGATCAGAAGGCTGTCTTGAGCACTGGGATTATTCCGCTGTGGAATGGTGTCGGCGAGGCTTGGCTGCTTGGCAGTAATGAAATGCCCAAGTATCCAATCACAATAGCACGAGCGATTTATGAGTGTTTCTACCAGTGGGTAGATGAAAAAAATCTGTGGCGGGTACATGCCAACGTAAGAACAGATTGGGTGACGGCAGTTCGTTTTGCCAAGTTTATGGGTATGAAAGAAGAAGGGCTAATGGAAAAGTTCGGGCCGGAGAGGGCTGACTATTTTCGTTACGCATGGGTGCGCGAATGAGTTATGCATATGCAGCAGCTGGCTTGAATGTTGCCGGTGGCATCATGGGGTTTATGGGCAACTCCAAGTCAGCCAAATCAGCAAAACAGGTTGCTGAATACAATGCACGAATACAAGAAAGAAATGCTCGAGTATTTGAACAGGCAGCTGATCAGAAGCTGTTTATGGGTGATCTTGACAACGTGCGAAGAGGACAAGAGTTTGCTCGGTTTCTTGACGTTCAGCAAACAGCCTACAACAAATCTAAAGTTATAGCTACAAGCGACACGCCGCTTTTAGTGCAGCTGGAGTCTGCCCGACAGTTTGATCAGGATCAGGAAATCGAACAATACAACACGCGAACAGCTGCAGGTCAGCTGCGTGAAAAAGGTACAGGTTTGAAGCTACAAGCAAGCCTAACGCGCCTTGAGGGTAGAGCGAGAGCACAGGCTTTCAGGATGCAGGGCTACCAAAGTTTATTGGGTGGCGCAACTAGTGCAGCAACAAATCTGGCATTGGCATGAAGATACAATCGTATAGATCCCGAGGGCAGCGCACTGACCAAGTCATTGCGCAGCCGTTGCAAGCACAGGCCAATACCAGTGCGTTTGAATCTGTTGGTCAGGCAGTTGCTGGATTTCAGCAAACAGCTGACAATGCTTCCAAGTGGTTTGCTACCCAGCAAAAGCTGGAGAATGCGACACAGGTAGCAACAGGCAAAAGAATGTATGAAGAAAAATTGCAAAACCTGCAAACAACTATAGAACAAGATCCGCGTTTTAATTCTAGTCCGATACAGATTGAAAGGGAATATAGCAGAAGAGCAAAAGTTTTTCAGTCGCTTGCTTCAAGTAAAGTACAAGGGCGAAGAGCTAAAATTACTTTCAATACAGAAGCCTTGGATCTTACAGCAACTTACCTAAATAAAGTTAAGTCTAACGCTCGCGTTAGATTGACGGCAGATGCTACTGCAGAAACATTACGGCGCGGTGAAGAAATCGAGCAAAAGCTAAGTAAACTTGACCCAGTAGCCGACAAGGCACAGGTTACAAAACTAACCGATGAGTTGTTTGGCAATCCGAACACAGGCAAAACAGGTATTTACAAAGAGCTTGAAGGTTTTGGCTTTATAAACGCTGAAGATACCCTCAAATACGAAAAACAGGCACTCAACCGGATAGGTGTGCAGCAAATTGAAAAAAAGTTTCAGGAGGCATCCAGCTTATCTGGAACCAGAGCTGATCTGGAAACCGGAGCTGCAGCTGCAGCCGCTCGGGCTGCTTTGCTGGAAATACCTAAAATTAAAGGTTTGACAGTTCAATCAAGAATGGATCTTCAAGAATCCGGCATGCGCTTGGTTCATCAACTTGAAAGAAGACAAGCATCAGATAATCTTCGCGAGGAAAAAAGTGAAGAGAGAAAAGCAAAGAAAAAGCAAACAGATAATTTTATTAGTGTACTGACTCGTATTGGAAAAGCATATAGCAAGCCAGACGATCAAGACGCGCAAACTGCTAAACCAACCTTGACAGAGTTGATGCAACTACGCGCAACGCAAGAGATTACTGATAGCCAATATAATAATTCTGTAACCGCGCTCAACCAACAATTTGCGATAGTAACAGACAAAAGATATTTTTCAAAACTTCATGAAGATATACGCAACGCTTCCAGCAAAGCAGAAATAGAAGACATTGTGAATAAAGCGTATGCAGCTCTAGATCCAAATGCAAAAAGAAAATTACGTTTTGAAGACGTAGAACGATTGTTAAATCTAGGACAGCAGTACGCAGAAAAAACACCACGCGCAATGCAGATAAAGAAATATGGTGCTTTACTTGATCAATTGACTAAGGCCGATGGCATCATGGACAAAATACTAGCGGGTTCCAGTGATCGTGCTGCAATTGTAACATTTCAATTTGATGCTGCTGTAAGTGAAACTGATGTTGCGCCGGTGGATGCATTCCGGCAAGCAATTTCACAATTCAAAATTAATGGAGAGGCAAACTTAAATGCTATTCCAAAACTTGCGTTCCCTCCCCTTGATGAAAATCAGAGGCCAATTGATAAGCCACTTAAAGATTACACAATTCAAGATATTCAAGAGTCACGCGCACTCACATTAAGAAAGTGGAAGGACAGACCATCAAGCCTTGGCGCAGAACTTTACAAGCTCAGAGTTTTACAAGACTACATAACTGCTACGAGTGAACTTACAGCAGAAGAATTACAGCTTATCAAAGAACAAGATGAAGAACTCGCAAGGAAAAATAGGTTGTAAGCCATGAATATAGTTTTAAACACATCCGCAACTGAAGATTTTGTAAAGTTTGGTGAGCCTGTCAGGCCGGAGCTGCCACAAGAGGCAGTAGATGCAATCAGCGCGGCAGGGTATCGGCCTGAGATTGTTATAGAGAATGATACGCCTGTAAATCTTGACACTGAGGGTGACGAGCAACGACCGCAGGTCACCGAGACAACGCTGCACAATAACAAGCTATGGATTGATTCATCACGAGCTCTCATCCCGTTATTTCGTGAAGACGGTTATGGTGATCTTGGTGAAGAAGATGAGGAGGTAAGTGACCTCGAGGCAGCCCAGTGGGGCATCGAATTGATGGGTCAGTTTAACTGGGATCTGACAGACATGGCATCGATGGTTTACCAGATGCAAGACAGTTCTCCTCGCGAGCGGTACGCATTTTATAACCTGATGCAGAGTTACGATCAGCTGCCTAATTTTACTTACGATGGTTCTGTTCGGATGATGAAGGGGATAGCCTCGGATTGGTCTACATACTTAGGGCTTGGCACATTGGGCGCGGGTTTTCTTGCAAGGCTTGGTGCAAAACAAGGAGGCAAGACAGGACTAAAAAACTATTTGCGATCAACATTACCAGCAGCTGCAGTAGCTGGTATCGAGGGTGGCACATTTACAGGTCTTGATGATGCCCTTAGGCAGACTGTTGCAATGCGCGCAGATCAACAAGATGAATACGATTATGGTCGAACTGCGTTTGCAACAGGTATTGGCACAGTTGGCGGTCTAGGGGCTGGCTTTGTTTTTCCAAAGGCTGGAGAGTACGCAGTTAGAGGTGTTAAAAAATTTTATGAGGGTTTGGAAAACATGGCTGCCAATGCCAGATCAACAGTTGGCATGGGCGTTGGCCCGACTGATACTAATATTACTAAAGGCATCAATGTTCAGAACCGCGAGCTCAGACAACGAAAACGTATTCAGTTGTCACCACAAGACCGGCAGAAGATTAACAGCCTATCATCAGATAAAACCATACCGGCTAAAGATATTGAGGCAGAATATCGCCGCATGAAAGAGCTCTACCCAGAGCGTGACGGATGGGCAAAGTTTACAATCAAAGATGTCAAGAAAGTAAAAGGCAATCTGGAAATCGAGGTTGATAAACAAGCGTATGGCTTTAACAGACCTAAAGGAGCAGAAAAGGCTCCGTCAGAACCAGATCCGAAACTGGTAGCTGATTCAACTAAAAAAATGGTTGCAGAAGTCGAGAAACTTTTTGCCCGTGCCAATAAAGGCGACAAGACTGCACAGAATATCATTGAACATAAAACATGGTATTCGCAAATGCGCGATCAGCTGCGCGCAGAGTTTGGATCTATGGCAGATGTCTTTGCTGACGTTATCGGCGCAACTAGTGCGCAAACTAATGTCCGACAGAACTGGGAAAATTCTATTGATGTAATGAAGAATTTTTCTCGAGGTAATTATGATGAAGCATTGAGCCGGTTGCAGGAATGGATGGACGCTGGTGGAAAGCTGGGATCTGGTAAACCTGAAAATGACGGCTATGTTGATCTGCATATGCGGGTGCGTCAAGAAGCAAGGGCCAATGGCGCAACCAAAGAGGAAGCATTTCAGGCAGGTCAGGCTGCTTATCCATTAATTACTAAAAGTAACGGAAAACTTATCAACACAAACAGCCCCCAAACAATGATGGCTTTGCTTGATATGTTTCGACAGAAAACTACTGGCGGTTCGCCAAAGACGTTTAATTTCACCGGCAACCTGATTGGTTATTCAGATCTGGCAACCATTGATGTTTGGGCTGGTAGATTTTTGCAGCGTATAAGTGGTGGCAAAAGGTTGGTTCCAAAACAGGAGCAGGGCGTATCGGGCGGGTGGCTAAAGGATATGGAAACAGCTGGGGGTGAGTTTGGCTTTGGACAGGAAGTGTTTTCTCAAGCCTCAAGAGCACTTAAAGCTAAAGGGATTGACCTTGCTGATGATGATTTGCAAGCAGTCGTGTGGTTTATGGAGAAGGAGCTCTGGGCTCAAAAGGGCTACACGACAAAAGCAGGTGAAGGCGGCAGCTTGGAGTTTGAAGCAGCCCTTGCTGGTGCGCCTGATCAGGAAGCTATCGCTCAAGCGCGCAGGGACATCGATACTGATCCAAGTTTTAGACAGCGCGAGCAGATCAAGGAATTGATTGCCGACCCAGAAGCACAGGAAATGTTTGAAACGCAAAAGGCCCGACTAGCAGAGCTGGATGGTTTTGTTGCAGCTCAAACACCGTTGCAGAAACGCAAGTATGTGACCGAAAATTTGGGCATAGAAGATCGAGAAGCAGCTGATGCGCAGGTCAAAACTTTGCGCAAAGAGGTTGGTTTTCTAAAACGCGAAATCAAAAAACGCGAGGCATTGCAGCCTCGGCTAGATAGGCTGACAGAGAAAAAAGAAACAGCAACAGCGGAAGGTGAGCAGCTGCTGCGTGATCAGGCAGCTCCAGTTCGCAGATTTACAGCTGGATTATCACAAGATCTAGATGAGCCTAAAAAAATAGCAACAGACGCAGAAATGAATGATGCACAAAAAAGAGTGTCTAGCGTAGTTGATAATAATCCAACTGTACTATTTGGAAAAATAAACTCTGGTCGGGGAAGATATTTTATTGGGGGAAAACCATATGATGAACGTGCATTCGATTTTGAATATGTTGCGCGTACTGACCACGACCCAGATGAAATTGTAAAACAAATTGTACAGGAAGCAAAAGATGCAAATCAGGAAAGTACTTTTTTTTCTGAAGTTGTCCCCGTTGGTACAGTTGAAAATGCAAATATTGGATCTGAAATTTATTTTAATAGAAAATTAAATGAAGAAG